CTTTCTGAAGCCGGTAGAGCACGCCTTTTTGCGCTACCGAGGATGTCGTCGAGGTGTGAGGCGCTCCTTCGTCATTGCCAAAGGTCGAGACAGTCTAGAGCGAGCCAGCATCATTGCTTTCAAGATGCAGCAGTTCGGTGACCCAGTCTGCATTCCGTTGGACGCTAAGAGATTCGACAAGCATGTTGATGCGGAGTGTCTCGCACAAGAACATGGGGTTTACAACTCCGTGTGGAACCATCCCACCCTCGCCCGTTTGTTGTCGATGCAGATCAACAATAAGGGGCGGTCCATGGGTGGGATCAAGTACAAAGTCAGGGGCAACCGAATGTCCGGTGATTTCAACACCGGCCTCGGGAATTGCCTGCTCGTCGCAGCCATGGTCGAAGAATGGTTGCGGAGCCTCCGGTTGAAGCGATTTGATTATTTCGCAGATTCCGATGACTGCCTTGTCTTTTGCGAGCGCGCTGATCTTCAACGGTTGTTGGACGACGTACACGCTGGCTTCTTGCAGTACGGGCATGAAGTCACCGTGGATGAAGTTGCCTATGAGTTGTGGGACATACAGCATTGTCAGGCTAAGCCGCTGGAGACGGCTGCTGGCATTCGTATGATCCGTGACTGGCGCAAAGTCGTATCGCAGGCTTTTGCCGGGTACGCTCACTATTATGACCCCGTCGGGGGCATGCGAGTGATGAAGTCGGTAGCGCAGTGTGAGCTTGTTCTCAACGCTGGTGTACCGATTTTGCAGCCTATGTCGCAACACATACTCTCGCTTCTAGAGTCAGTTCGCTTTGCTTCTCTCGATCAGAGAGACACTGTGGTCTGGCTCGCGTCGCTCGAGGCACGGAATAGACACTTCCAATGGGCAGACGATGTATCGGTGGACATTACACCTGAGGCTCGCGCGTCCTTTGAGAGAGTGTTTGGGCTGACCCCAACTGAGCAAGTATCCGTTGAGAATCGGATTAGGTCGTTGACTCTGGAGGACATTCAATTGTCTAGATGCACCCAGAGACACCCTGATGTCGACCAATGGTACTACTAAGTTGGGCATCTCTCCTCTGAAGCATGGTGAGTTGGCCGATGATGTCAATTCTTTCAGCTCCCATCGCCTACCTGTAAACCTGGCATGCAGTCAGTATCACCCATTTGTGGTCCGAGGCCCAATCTAACCAATTGGGGCTATACCTTGGTTAACGCTGATAATGACATGTGAGATGGTATCACCTGGGGCATCCAGCTCTTTGGTGTGCGGGTGAAGGTCGAGGTGTGCGCTTCACACACATCACAAAGCACCTTTGTGCACAAACTGTACCGGTAACCAACTTCGCTGCCGCTGCCAACTCACCTGAAATGTTTTTCTAGCTCGGGGCTAACGCGTTGGCAGATAAGAAATGCGTGCAGGCTTGGACCAATACAGTAAATCCTATAGGCAAACCTAGAGTGGCTTGTCTGTGTACGGCTGGCGAAACAGAAGGCTCGGTGATCCCGAGTCCCCAACCGACAACCCTCCCGGCGGCGTGTTACGTCGCCTCCACGTGGCTAGCCATATCTTAGTATTGGTGATCATGCCTAGTGGGACATGATGGGAGCAAGTACAACACAGGCTGGCGGTCGTGAGACCCCCGGAACGGGCGCGCGTTAAAGGTTTTCCGCGAGGTATGTATGGCGAGAGCAGCTGATTTAGGCAGGTATGAGCACCTTAAACAAGTGTCACCGCCATATGGCTAGAAGTACTGTTTGTGAGAACACTCGAGTGTATTGCTGCGTGAGGCAGTGTGTGAGGCAATCACCGGAACCCAAGTCCGGAATACAGAGGTCCCTCGGTAGGTAGAAGCTTTCATGATGCGAAAGTGACTAGGCATACCATGCGAGGAGGCTGCAGCAAGCGTTAGCCGTGCTTGTTTGCAGGATCATTAACGGC